TTGGTGTAGATCTCATTAGGTGCCGGAGTCCAGTTGTGAACCGTAGGCCCTTCCACCATCATGATGTCGGAGACATACAGTGAGGCATACCGGTTATAGATATAAAACACGATGGTGCTGTCAGTGATGTCGTCGATTACGAGGCTGAAATCCGTCCAGCCGAAGGTGGTCGTCTGATTGAAGAAGTAAGCGTACTTGTTGCCGTTATATTCCACCCGGATATAGCTGGAGTAGCTTGCTTTCGTTTTCTTTGCCCGAAGTGAGAATGCGTAGGACTGTCCGGTGACGAGTCCGGTAACCGTCTGCTTGAGCGTGGACGAGGAGCCCAGCACAAAGCAGCTGTCGGATGTGGTGTTGTTCTGGGTGTCAGTCGAAGTATCAACCGTGACGGTGCCGGTTTTCACCCAATCGTCGGAGATGCCGTTTAGACCCGCCGAGTTCTGAATAAAGTTCAGGCCGCCAGCATACTGGTTCGTGACCTGAACTGTCAAACCGTCAATAGTCTGCTGAAGCTGCGACATCTGTGCTTGCATCTCCAGAACGGTCTGATGCTCGTTTCCAAGGTTATCAGTAACGGTCTCAAGTGTCTCTGTCATGGTTCCAACATAGCTGTTGAGGCCGTCGATGGTGCTTTGAAGCTCTGCGCTCTTTGTGGTGAGAATGGAAATAGTGGTGCGGAGGGTTTCAATGTCGTTTTGCACGACCCATTCCGCACCGTTCCATATCTTTGTTTCCGGAGGCGATACCGAGGTGTCCACCCACAGCTGTCCGACATAAGGATTCTCCGGAGCCGTTTCGGAAGCCACCACATCACAGATGTTTGTTATTGTGAATTGGCCTATCGCCCTCATGGAAGCACCTCCTCAGATATTCACCACGACCATAAAGGTTGCTTTGGTATCGACGTCCGAAGTGGAAACGGAGAGCGTCTTTCCGGTTTTGGTGCCGTTGGTGCCCCATGCAGTGTCGATGGCTCCGTTTTTGTCGTACTTGGTCCATGTATATGTCCCGTTTCCGGCAGCATCTACTTCGGCTCCAGCCTGATAACAAACCGCTGTCAGAACCGTTGTACCAACACCGTTTTTAAAGACGTCGCCACCAGTCGAAGAAACGATGACTTGTAGCGGATCGGAGTTGTCAATGAAGGTACAGACGTCATAGAACTTGCTGTTGTAAGTGACCGAGGCTGAATCAGTATCCTTGACGCAGCAGCGAATGACCGCATAGCTCTCAACAGCAGCCGCATAGATGGTCAGGGTGTTGGTGGTACAGCCTGAGTACATATTCGTTGTGTTCGTCAGCTTTCTCCAGCCAGTGCCGAAGTCAGCATCATAACCAGCGGAAGAAGACGAAGTAACCGAGGCATCCATCATGGCCCACTTGTAGGTGACATTGGTGGTATCGACCGTCGATCCACGCCAGAGCTCGGCCTTCGCTGTCAGGGTGGCTACCTCCGCATTCTTGAACACATTACCCTTCGGAGTGGTAACAAGCAGATCGACAATGCCGCTGCCGTTGACCACACGAGAGAAGGAAATGGAAAGCGGATGTACGAGGTCCAGACCGGTGCTGGGGTCTCTGTAGGTGATCTCACACTTGAAATCCACACCGGGGAGTCCAGCCATGATATTGGCCTTTACCGTGAGAATGTGGTTTTTTGTACCGCTCAAGACATAGTTACCGCCTGTAGTGATAGGCGTGGTAGAAGTGCCCTGATACCAGTTGACAGACTGCACGTTTTCCGAGGTGATCTGGTCTGTAGTTGTGCCGATGATATAAAGGCTGGGCGTCAGCACCAGATTGGTCGAGGCCCAGTTTGGCGTATAGCTTGCGTTGTCCGGGTTATACATCTGGGTCTTCGGGTGATTGGAGCCGATGTACCCGGTCAGGGTTAGGGCGTCATTGTAGTCAATAATCGTAAATTGACCTTGGGCTTTACTCATAAGAAAACCTCCTTAATCAGCCGAGTAAGCTGTTTCTTGTTGTGGTGTCAATGAGATCGCAGAAGAAGGTCGCACGAACATTGACATCGTCCCTTGTGATATTGATGGATTTGGTCCCACCGAAGTGGGCATCGTTCCACGCTTGATCCGCTACCGGATCGTCCGATACCCTCGTCCAGATGAACTGGTTAGGATCAAGGGTGTCTGTCACATTCGTGTCCCACGAAAAGACAACAGCGGAAAGCGTGGTCTGGATATTGTTGTTCTTGAAGATGTTCCCGTTTGAAGACGTAATCACCAGCCGGTACATCTTCTGTTCCTCTATCTCGGTGATCCGCTCGTTTGTCTCTATGACGGATTCCGTAGTGGCATAGGCCCTAAGCACGACCTCGCCGGTTTCCAGATCCCAATAGGAGGACCCGTCTTGCGAGGAAAGAACCCCGGCTTTGATGATATTGGCGGCCAGTGAACCGGCAGTAATGAAATCAGCGACAATCTGCCCATCGGAGGTGATTGCCGTTTCAAAGGGGCCGTTGTAGCCGTTATGGGAAAAACCGAGGCCGCCCACATTCCATCGCCAGATGTTCACGGCAGAAGCGATGTCCGGAGCGTCCATAACCAGAAGCTCATAGGGCTGACCGTTTTCGGAGTCCGTGTGGATCACCACATAGCCGCCAGTCTGCCCGGTGATAAGACTCGTCGCACCTTGAATGGCTGCAGTCATCAGAGCCGGGAATCTGTCTACCTTTGCGGAGACCGCCTGTGCAGCGGCTTCGGCAGCAGAGACTGAATTGATAAGGTTTGCCTTGGCGTTTCCGAGGGTGATGGATACGTACTTTTCGGAGAGCGTATCGTAAACGGTCTTGATCACTTTTGCTTTGGATATAATGCCGAGTGCAGAGTGCCGGATCGTCACCGTGTCGCACAGGGATACCCGCTCAAGCACGGCGGCATATTCCGGTTGTTTCCACAGCGGCTCAAAGGCGACCGTGAGTGTCGGAGCAGTAACGCCGAGTGGGTTTCGAGCAAGATAGCTCGTGGCCCTTGCCCGTAGAGCATCCTCTGTAATGGTGTCTCCGAACTCGAAATACTCCGTGAAGTCCTTGATCAGCGTTTTTCGCTGCACAAGCTCGGAGCCTGTGATTTGAAGCAGAACTTCCGGCAGCGTGACCACGGTTTCGGTTCCGTCCTCGGATGTCTGGACCGCATACGGGAGCATATCGGTATAGACATCAGTGTTGTCGCTGTCGTGCTCCAGCTGGGTGAGATTCTTTCCGTACTCAATGACAACACCGGTATTATGGCCACGACCCTGATGATGGATAACTCTCCAGTTGTCCCACTCATATTCACCGCCCCACAGGTCCAAAAAGGAACCTGCCACACCGCCGAGGCAAGCTCTGACGCTCTGCGGCTTGGAAACCGAGAACGGCTTTGCTTCGGAATAATCGGTCTGGCAGGTGAAGTTATGAGGCGTAGCCGTTTCACGGAACACCCGTTCCATCGCCAGCGTTGGTGAGATGCTGCTTGCTTCCCACCGCAGAGCTGCGATGTTCGAGAGGTCATATGACAGGTGCTGTGCATAGACCGTCACGACGCCATTCAGTGGAGTGGTAATCCTGTAAATGCGAAAAGCCTGATCGTTGGCAGTGTAGTTGGGCT